CTATTGGCTACTTTAGGCTCATATGCGGTATACATTATTTCATTTGGACTTAGTAAATCTGCCATTTTATTATCTCCTCTTATTTAATATAAATATACTATTATTAACTTTTAACTACCTTCTATTCCGGAAATGCTGCACCAGTTGGAAGAATATTAAAGTCAATTATAATAAATTCTGCTGTTCTCGTTGGTTGCAAGAATAATTGTCCTACCATTTGGTTTCTATCAATTACATCTGGAGTATTATTTGATTCATCCATTACAACTTTAAAGGCATAAAGACCTTGTCTTTGTTGTACTGATTCTAAATATGGATTAACAATACTTAAGAATCTATTTCTAGTTTCTGCTGTATTTTGTTCAAATACTAAGAATCTAGTTGATGAAGCAATAAACTTCTTAGCTGCAATTAATAATCTTCTAACATTTACTCTATCTAATGCAGATGCTTTCTTCTGTAATGTCTTTTGACCAAATGCTACTACTCCACTATTAGGGAAAGTTGCTAATGGATTAACATTATCATCATATAAAGTATCTCTATTAGAATGAGTTAATTTTCTTTCTGGTTGGATCGCTCTATCAATTCCACCTCTATTCAAACCTGCTGGTGCAAACCATTCAGCTGCTACCTTATCATTAAATGCATATACACCACCCATTACTACGGATGCTGGAACCCAAACATTTTTAGATGCATAATTATCTGCTTGCTGAACCCATGGCCAATACATTGCAGCATAATTTGTATCTCTAGAAGAAGCTTCTGTAGTTGCATCTGTAATTGATGAACCATATTGTACTGGATCTATAATTGCAAAACAATCACCTCTATCTTCACACATTTGAATTGCAGTAGTTGCAATATTTGAATGACCTGCTAATGCTGAAATAATACCTGGTAACAATAATAAGTTAATATCATATTCATCTGAATTTGCTAACAAGTTAAGTGCATCATTATAAGCATCTGCTGCCGCTTGTCCTACTCCTACATTTAATCCTTGCGTATTAGTTGCAGTAATTTTATCATAAAACATTTGTGGATGACTATTTGTTGTACCATCACTACCACCTGAGAATGTTCCTGAAGCTGCTAATGGAATATATTGAGTTAAACTCGCATCTCTAATCGCTCCATTTTCATCTAAGTAGTTTAATGTATTTTTATTAACTGCTACTCTAACATATTTAGATTTGTTCGGATATGAACCTGATGATTGGATATATGGAGTTGATGTTCCACTTCCTCTCAAATTAAGTTTTGAATCACCAATTCTTTTCGATACGAAATTTGTTGAATTAGGGTCCATAGATAAATTATTCCATGTTTCAAGAATATTTTTTCTCTTAATAGTATCATTACCTGTTCTAATTAATAATGTAAAAGTACCTTTTGATTCATTTCTTGAAGTAATTTCATATCTTAAATTATCTTTAGTACCATTTGTTAATATATTATTAGTTCCTTCCGAACCAACACTATTTAAAATAGCTCCGTCAGATAAAGTATGTAATACAAATGATGTATCTGATGATTCAGTTCCACCTGCTAATCCATCATTTCCTGATACGAAGTCTGTCGCATTTGCAAATGTACTAGATGAACCAGTATCAATTGTAATTGAATTACCTGCAGTACCATATACAGATGCAGTTAATTCATATGCTGTTGCTGTTGCTAAATTTGCTTTTGCTTTAACACCTACTGTAGATGATAATCCATTTGCCTTTTCAACAAAGAAGTCAACTACTTGATCAACACTTGATCCTGTTGATACATAATATAATGGTGCTGAATCAGCTGGAAGACCTCCAACTGGATCGGCAAATACAAATCTATGTACACTACCATTATCATCAGTAATTTTAATTTCATCATCTACTGTTTGACCAAATGTGCCAAATACACCAAATGAACCAGTTGCTCTAACAGTTGTTGCTGCAGTATAATCAACATTTGCTGATGCTCCTGCATATGCACCACACATTACTCTGGTTACGGTAAGTGTGTCATGATGTCTCAGATATTCTTCTGCTGCTAATGATGTTAGATATGAATAATAATCTAGACTTGCTCCTGATCCACTTTCAAATACATCGCCAAATAATGCTCTATATTCGGCCATAGATGTTACCATAGTAGGAACTAAAGCTGGTCCTTTAACGGTTGGACCAACAAGCGCTGCTCCGATGTTTTGAATACCAGCTGGAAGGAATGATAAGTCTCTTTCTCTGGTAAATACACCAGGCGATACAATTTTTTCAGCCATTTAATTTCTCCTGTTTTCTTTATTTTTTTAATAAATATACTTAAATGACCTCAAACCTTTAGTTTGCTGGTGAAAAAGTACCAGATTCTAAATCTAGAGTTCCTCGGCCATATTTTTCATTGAATTTCTTAACTAATTCAAGTTCTATTTTTTGAATATCTGCATATTCTTTATTGAAAGTAGTTTCCAATAATTCTAATTTTTTTCCTTTTTGTTCATGTAATATTTGTTCTAATTTAAGTTCGCCAAAATTGGCTACTAATTTAGACATCCTATCACGTAACTCTTGAACTTCTTTAAGTTCTTCACTTGTAAACTTCTTTGTCTCTGACATAACTATTTCTCCTTTATTAACATTAATAAATATACACTTTTTGGTCCAAACAACCGCTATGTAACAACTCCTGTACCTGTTCCTGTACCTACTGTAAATACAGGATATACAAATGGATGAGGTGCGGTTGCTCCTATACCTATAATTGTTACGGCCGTTAATACTAATCCTTGTCTTACATATAACGATATTACTCTAGACAAATCTTGTGCTAATTCTCTTTCGGTAGATTTTTTATCTGGTCCTGGTTTAACTGATTGTCTACGAAACGCTGCATAAATTCCTTGATATAATAATGCATCATTTAATGGCATAACTTAACTCCTATTTTTAACTTCATGTTCTATTTTTGATATCAAATCTTTTTCTGATTTAATTGGTGAATAGCCTCCTGGAGGAGCTGTAAATGTAGCAGGAAAATTATCTGAAGAATATTCTGAACCAAATTTAACTTGTTTAACTGCAAATCTTTTCTTGGCTGTTGATACTCTTAATTCCTCTTCCATTAATAATGTTGCTTTGGTCCTTATAGGTAATGTAGCTCTTACTATTCTATCTTCTCCTGTATTGTTCATTGTTTCAAAAGAATAGTCATCTATATATGTATTAAACTTCCATGTTGTACCCCAAGCAAATCCTCCTGTTGGCATTATTTGTTCTATAACTTTATTTAAATCTTCTGTATATGATGTCCATATTAACAAATCATATGTAACGTCAATAAATTCTGGTACTGATGTTAGATAAAATTCTTGAGTTGGCTTTGCATTTGTTAATATACCAAATCTATCATATTTATTTTGTTGTGTAAATCTATTTTGTAATATTTGTGCATTACCAGATGGATTACGATTAACATCTAATTTTTTCATATTATCACGTTCGGTAATACTATTTCTTCGTAATATCATAAGAGGTGTCATTAATTTACCTTTTGCATCTCTCATATATCCATGTTTCTGCACCATACTCCATTTTTCACCATTGGCATATATAACTGGAACATCAATCACACTTCCATCTTCTGTAACTGTAGGTTTTATAATATCACGTATATATGACATAATTGCATAATCAACATCATAAATTGTACATGACGGAGTTTTTATAGAATCAGTATCCCGTCTAATTTGTTCTGCACGATTAATGATTGGATCTCGTGAAAATGAACTTTGTGTTTTATTTAATCTTAACTTGCCCATATATTATAAATTCCTTGGTAATTGATATTCTTGGTTAACGCCTCCACTTCTTACTTCTACTAAATTTAATTTATTTCTTTGTGTTACATGAGCCTCAACATTAACAGCAACACTATATCCAAATTCTCCTCTATCTCCGGCGGTATATCCAATATCTGTTGATGGATTAGTTCCTCTAAAATATTGTGATGAACTAACCTTATCAATTTCATAATATTCATTATCATAATTTAATATATCACCAATTTCCATTATAATAGTTCTATCAGCAAGATAATCTCTAGAAAATGCAAATATTCCTGTACGTTGTGAATCTAATCCAAAATCATCACCAACTATTGTTTTATCATCTTTTTGTATTAAACATGGTATTCTCATAGCATTATAATATTGTTTTGAAACTGATTCTCCGTATATATTTTCTCGTGTTTGGTCTAATGCCAACTTATAGAATTCAATTTCAGTATCTATGAAATTGACTATAAGCTCATTGTTAATTGTTCTAATTAAACTTGCATCTCTTGCTGAACCAAATAGTGCCATAATTACCCTACATATATTTTAAGTGGTATTTTATTCATTTGCTGTTGCAGTGCATCTGCCTCAGCTTGTTTTCTTTCCAATTGTGCTTGCTTAGACATTGAATCAAGTATTTCTTTAATCTCTGTTATAAGATTCTCTTTTTCAGTCTGACCGGCTGATAAAAGGTCCGCTCCGTTTAAGGTTACTTCTGAATTTGGAATTGGTATTGCAGAATACTTACCTCTAATAAATCCTAACATCTCTTTTGCCAATGCTAATGTATATTTTCTTATCCATTGTTTTCCAACTGCATTGATATTTGAATAAGTTACATTTTGATATGGGACATTTGAATAATCTGATATTGTTCCTGTACTTCCTTTTAGTGGATTACTTCTATCCGCTTTTTTAATATAATCAAAATGTATTTTTGTTACACCACCAGATTTTGGTAATGGAAATACTTTTAATCTATCATTGATTAATTGAAATGAATATGCTGATTTTCTTATCTGGTCATTAAATTCAATTCCTTGTAATCTTAATACGTCAGCATAAATTGGCATCATCATAAATGATACACCAGGAGAATAATTTCCCCAACCAAATGAATCTAACATTTGTTGAGAACCTAATCCTGTTCCAATAAATGGATCAAAATATCTTGCAATTGCAGGAGGAGCTTCATGATATACTCTTTTTATTTCAATCGAATCTGTTCCTGCTGTTCCTGATTCTAATGATACTGTTGATGAATCTGTTAAATCATAAATTTGTTGATCGACAGTCATATCAACTGAACCTGTATAATATGTTACATTTCCTCCACTACCTGCTTCCGTTCCATATTCTTCTGCTAATTCTATAAGTCCTCCCATATTAGAAGAAACTTTTTGACCTGATAAATTTGCTGATGAAGTTGTTGCTCCAAATAAATTAATTAAGTTATCACGTATATTATATGTATTTACTTGGTTACCATATTCAGTAACAGCTTCTTCAAAACATGCAAAAAAGTTAACATCTTGTAGTTCAATATCAGTTAATGGATACCCCATTCTTTTAGCACACCAATCAGCAGTATTAATTGCAGATGATGTAAAATCGTTATCTGT